AGGACGGAGCTCGGGACGTCGCAGACACAGGCGGCGCTCACGAGCTACCGAGGCTCCGGCGTGGTCGTCGGCGTCCGCGTTCACGACGGCGACTACGACGCGACGTGCGCGGCGATCGACGGCCGGACGTTCCCGCTCGACCAGGTGCCGCCGGCGCTCCAGCATCCAAATTGCACGAGGGCTTTTAGTCCGGTCGTCGACGCCGAAGAGCTGACGCGGTCGGCATGAGCGGCCGGCCGCTCGTCTCGGTCATCACGCCGACCTGGCAGCGCCACGCCCTGCTGGCCGAGGCGATCGAGAACGTCAGGCAGCAGACGTACCGGCCGCTCGAGCACGTCGTCGTCTCGGATGGCCAGGACGGCGACCTCGTGCGCTGGATCGTGGCGACGCGGTACAACCGGCCGTGCCCGGTCGATCCGGCCGACGACGTCTCGCTCCGCTTCGTCGAGCTCGGCCAGCACTGGACCGGCATCCTCCGCGACTCCTACGCCGCCGCGCCGCTGACCGTCGGCATGTTCCTGGCGCGTGGGGCCTATCAGATGTGGCTGGCCGACGACGAGCGGATAACGCCCGACCACTGCGCCGCGCTGGTCGAGCTCCTCGAGGCCCGAGGCGCCGACCTGGCGTACTCGAAAGCGGAGCTCTGGTGGCGCGACGATCCCGGCCGCCGGCTGGTCATCGGGACCGAGCCGCCACACTGCGGCCAGATCACCAACGTGCTCTACCGCGCCGAGCTGCTCCGCCACTCGCTCTACGTTTTCGGCAACGACCGTACCGCCGACTGGGAGACGATCGCGCGCTGGCTGGCGGCCGGCGCGCGCTACGCCTTCCTCGACCGCGTCACCGTGACGCACAGGGTGGACCGATGACCGCGACGACGAACGACCCGCCGGCCGAAACCTGCTCGCGATGCTGGCGCGAGGTCACGCTGTTGAACCCGGGCTCTGACCGGCCGACATGTGTCGGCTGCGGCTACGTCCCGGAGGTCTGTCGATGCGCGACAACCGTGCGCTAGCGCATGTCGAGTACGAAGGCGATCTCCACGTTCTGGAATGGAGCGACGACGCGCCGATCATCGGCTTTCAGGTCGCTCCGTTCAACTGGCGGGTCCGTCGAGCGCGTGAAGCGAAAGGCTGGTCCCGTGCCGAGCTGGCACGCCAGGCCGGCATCAGCAGCACGACCACCGGGCACGCCGAGCAGCTGCGGCACATCGGCGCCGTCGCGCGCTGGCAGATCGCGCTCGCACTCGGCGTGCCGGAGGACGTGCTGTTTCCCGGCGAGATCGACGCGCTCGCCGATTGTGGCGAGACGCGCCGCCTGGAGGTTCCACTCTATCGCGACGACGTGCAGGCGCTTGGCGGTGAGGTCAACTCGGTTGTCGACGTCGCTGAGGCCGGCGAGCAGCGGGTGTTGTCGTCGGTCATGCGCGACGCGCTCGACACGCTCACGCCGCGTGAGCGCCGCGTCATGCAGCTTCGCTACGGTGTCGACGGTAGCGCGCCAATGACGTATGAAGAGATCGGGCGAGAGTTCGGTGTCACCCGCGAACGGATACGCCAGATTGAGTCGAAGGCGCTTCGCAAACTGCGCCATCCGCTACGGACGCGCCGGTTTCGCGACTTTCTCGCGGACGGGTACCCGTACCACGCGCCGCGCTCGGCTCCGTCGCCGAGCGAGTGCCAGCGCACGCGCTCGCGTCCGAATCGCGAGCCGTGCGCACGCGTGCATCCGCTGCCCGGCTGGCTGCTGGCGCTTCCGTGTGCCGAGCAGCGTCGTCCGGGCGTCTGGTGCGGCGTCTGCTGGGCGACGTACCTACGCGACACTGCGCGGGCTCGATATGGCTGAACGCATCGCGGGGCCGGCGATGCTGGCGTTGGTGGCCGACCAGACGGGCCCGTCACTCTGGCGCGTGTTCTGGCCGTTCACCGCGCTCCAGCGTGCTGGCTACGGCGCCGGCTGGGACTTCAAGGACGCGGCCGGCATCGGCCTGATCGCCCCGGCCTTCGACGGCTACGTCCTACCCCGCATGTCCTGGCGGCCGCAGGACCGGCACGTTGCTGAGGCCTGGTTCGCCATGATCCGGCGGGCCGGGCGCTTCGTGGTCTACGATGCCGACGACGACATCTTCACGGCCGCGATCGACGCGCGAACGGCCGCGCTCGGCTGGACTGAGGGCAAGACGCTGGCCGAGCTGACGGCCGAGCGGTACGAGCGGATTTGGGCGATGCAGCAGTGCGACGGCGTGACGGTCTCGACGCGGCGATTAGCAACGGTCGTCCGTAGCTTCACCACCAGGCCCGTCCACGTCGTCCCCAACGCCATTGACGTTCCGTGGTTCCGGAGCGTTCTCCAGGCCGCCACGCGCCAGCTGGTGCCTCCGACGGTCGGCTGGGCCGGCGGCAAGCGGCCGGACGACGACGTCAGGGAGATGGCGGCGGCCTGGGAGCGGATCGCGGTGCGATTCCCGGCTGTCCGCTTCGTCGTCCAGGGCTACCTGCCGCCGATCGTCGCCGCCGCCGTGCCGGCCGACCGGCTGACCGTGCTGCCGTGGCTGGCGTTGGAGCGGTACCCGGCCGGGCTCAAAGAGGTCGACGTCGCCTGCTGCGCGGTCGCCGACGACCGCTTCAACCGCTGTAAGAGCCCGATCAAAGCGTATGAGGCCGCGCTGGCCGGCGCCGCCGTCGTCGCGACGCCGACGGTCTACGGGCACCTGATCGAGCACGGCGTGACCGGCCGCCTGGCGGAGACGGCCGACGAGTGGGAGACGGCGATCGCCGCGTACCTGGCGTCGCCGGCCACGCGGCGGATCGAGGCCAGGCGGCTGCTGCGCGTCGTCGAGCGTCGATGGTCTCTGGCGGAGAACCTCTGGCGCTGGCCTCATAGTTGGCGTCTCATTGCAGAAGACGCTGCCACTCGAAGGGGCGGGCTCACTACTGGTACAAGTGGGACGCGAAATGTCCCCGCGTAGCTGTAACTACCGGGGACTCGACACCACGGACGTTAGGGGTCCGCGATCGCCGAGGACGCGCGTGAACGGCGGGGAAAGCTGGTGGCGGTGTGACGGCCGCCTCGTCCTGGCGTGAGCCGGCCGCGCCGGCCGAACGGAAGGCGCCGCGAGAGGCGCGCTGCGCGGCCTGCGGCGGCTGGATCGTGACGGTGCCGGCCACGACGAAATGGGCGAGAGGTCGCTGCGGCAACCGCCGCTGCCCGAAGTACGGCGCCGGCCAGACGGTGCATTTACGGTGAAAACCGTGTAGACTAGGCCAAACCCCAGACGGTCGGGCGTTCGGCGCCCCCATCTCCAGCGCTTCAGGTGCGCGGGGAAGGGGGCGTTTTGATGCCGCTCGAATACAAGTCGGTTCCCTTCGAGCTCAAAGAGATGGTCCCGGTCGAAGACGGCGGCTGGGAGATCGCCGGCTACGCCTCGACCTTCGGCGGATCGCCTGATTCCTACGGCGACGTCGTCGCGCCCGGCGCCTTCGCCGACTCGATCGCCGAGCGGCCGACCAAGTTCCTCTACGAGCACCACACCCCGATCGGCAAGCAACTCGAGCTCCGCGAGGACGCACGCGGCCTGTACGGGCGCTGGTCGATCGTCGACACCACGGCCGGCACCGACGCCTACAAGCTCGCAAAAGCCGGCGTCCTCGACAGCCTCTCGATCGGCTACCTGGCCGACGAGGTCGAGTTCCGCGACGACGTGCGCGTCCTCAAGCGGGTGACGCTCTACGAGGTCTCGGCGGTCGCGCTCCCGGCGAACCCGAGCGCCGTCGTCACCGACGTCAAACGCGCACCGCCAGCGCCGCCGCCAGCGCCCGAGCCGCGCCTGTCGCTGCGCTTCGAGCTGCTCCGCCGTCGCTTAGCCAGGCACGGCATCACCGTGGAGGCCCCATCATGTCCATGACGATCTCTGAGGCGCACGTCGAGATCCGGCGCCTCTACGACGCGGCCGCCGCGATCGAGAACCGCTACCCGGACGGCCTGACCCAGGACGCCAACGCCGAGGACTGGACGGAGGCGAAGCGGCTGCTCGGCGAGATCGACGGCCTGGAGGCGAAGCTCTCCGGCCTCGAAGAGGCCGACGCCCGCAAGCAGCGCATCCTCGACAACCAGAAGCGGCTCCGCCAGCCGGCCATGCCCCACCAGCACGCCAGCGGCGACCCGCCGGACGGCGGCAAAGCGGTCACGTCGTTCAGCCAGCAGTTCGTCGACTCGGCCGAGTACAAACGGATCGTCGACAGCGGCGCCCTGAACAACCCGTCGAACCGGGTCGAGATGGGCGTCAAGCTCGACGGCTCGCTGCTCCGCTACCTGCTCGCCAAAGCGCTGGTGTACTCGGGTAGCGGCGTCGGCGGCGCGCTGGTCCGCCCGGATCGCGTGGCCGGCGTCGACGCGCTCTACCGGCCGACGACGATCCTCGACCTGATCCCGACGACCAGCACCACGTCGAACACGATCGAGTACTACGAGCAGACGACCTCGACCAACAACGCGGCGCCCGTGGCCGAGGCGACCGCGATCACCGGCACGACCGGGACGAAGCCGGAGGGCGCGCTGGCCTGGCTGCTCCGCTCGCTGCCGGTCGCGACGATCGCCGAGTGGATCCCGATCACCAACCAGATGCTGGCCGACGCGCCGGCCCTTCAGGGGATGATC